TATGCGTATTTGACGTTGATATTGATGATTTCTTTCGGACGGACTACCTTGGCGTCAAACAAGATAAAGCCCTTCACGGCGTCTGCGAACTTCTTCTCCGGGCGGTATGCCTCGGTGTGGGTGAGAGGTTTCGCAAAGGCAATCGCCCTTTGAGTACGAATCATAATGTTGTCCGTAGCGCCCGAATCCGTTTTGTGGACGTTGTTCGACATTTTGACGATGACCTTGCCGTACATACCCACCTTGCCGTTTTTGAGAATCTCGCTGTTGTTCGTGTCCTCGAAGCGATATGCCTTTTTGAGAATCGTATAGAATCTCGGAGATACCGTAACAACGATTTTCGTAGACTCTTTGACGTCATTCTCGAAGAGTTTTTGAATGGCGAGGTCAAGCACGTCAAGGACGTATGCTTCGCCGGAGGCGGCGGTCTCTTTCGCCACAACCTTCGGGGCGGCGGTATAAAGCGAAGCAACGGACGAATCCTTTGCGAAACTTGCGATATAGGTGTCAACCTCGTTTGCAAGCCCCTCACTCGTCTCGGCTTCGAGTGCGTCCATAATTCCGTCAACCGCTTGCGCCTTGTCAATATCTCCTACGAGATAGTTGAAGTAGGCGATTTGGTTGATATACATAATCACGGACGTATCTTCGATTTCCTCCGGGCTTTCGATGTCCTTGTTGCGGCTTGCCTTTGCAATCCTCTTAATCGTAGGCTTGCCTACGCCGAGAATCGTTACGGATTCGCCTTGCTTTTTGACCTTGCCTTCATATTTGCGGTTGCAATCCTCCGCAAAAACGCAAAGTCTTTCGAGTTCTCTGTTGATACCCTCCGACCATACGGAAGGAATAAAATTTTGGTATGCCATAATAGAATTATCCTCCTTCTTTGTTTATTTTGTTTATTTCCACTTTCGCATACTTGCCCTAATCTTGTCATAGTTCTTGGAGACTTCCTCTTGGGTCATCTTTTGAACTTGCTCTTTCGTGAAGAAGCCACTATCCGCTCCGTTAGGGCTGGATAGAGCGCCGGGTGAAGCCTTTGAGTTGGCGAGAGTCTGTTTTGCAATTTGTCTCGCCTTCTTCTCGTATTCCGCCACCAAACTCACAAATCCCTCATAGATTTCCGAGAGTGGAAGCGTTCCCACTTTTCCGCTTGCGAATGATTGGAATTGTTTGTCTTTGAGGAGGGTGTTTATATCGACCTCCGGGTGTTTGGTGGCAAAGTCATCATAGTCCTTGCGATACCATTCCTTTTCGGTCTCCTCCTTCGTTTGTTCGGCAATCCTTTCCTTCTCTTTTGCTTTGTGGAACTTCGAGAAGTCTGCCAAAGGGTCTCCGCCCTTGGACTCGATTTCCTTCATCGTCAAGTATTCTTCCACGTCTGCCGAGTCTTTCATCTCTTCGCCCGTGAATGGATTCTTGCCTCCGAGGGTCTCGATAATGGCTTGCTCTCTCGCCGCTTTTAATTCTTGCTTGCGTTCTGCCTCACGCCTACGGCGAGCATTTTCGGAGTTTTGCTCACGAGATTGAGGAGGCTCTTCCTTCTTCGGAGGTTGAGGCTTCTGCTCTCCACCTTGTTCCGAAGTATCGGTGAACTCCACTTCGTTTTCTTTCTCCGATTCTTGTTGGTTGGCGTCAGCGTTCCCGTCAACCGAAGGATTGTTCTCCTCCTCATTTGTTTGCGCTGTTTTGAGTTCTTCTGGCATAGGTTTCTCCTTTGGATTTTTCCGCTATTCCGTGCGTAAGATTTTTGTATAGCATAGGTCGAAGCCTATTTGCTATCTTTGTTTGTAGGTCGTTTGACCTCTTTCCCGTAATTCGGGCAATTCTTATTCCGGCACACTTGAATCTTCAAATCTCCGATTCTCTTGACCGTTGCCGCCGTTTTGCATTTAGGGCATAACATTTTGAATACCTCCTTGACTTGCGAGAGCCGTTGCAAAGTCCGTTGCGTCTTGCCTTGTCTCGGCTATCGCTTGATTGCCGAGGTTGATTTGCTCGTTCGCTTGGCTTAACTTCGCCTTGGATTCTACATAGAGATTGGCGAGAAGCGTTTTGAGGTGGTTATTCTCTTGAATGAGAGAAACTACCTTGTCTACCGTCTCCTTTTGCTGTTGAATCACCTTGGACGATTCCGCTAATTGTTCGCCTAATTGTTGCACTTGTTGAGTGAGTTGTTGTACTTGACTTTGCTCGTCCTCTTCAATTCCTTTGAGAATCTCCGTGCGGTTGGAGAGAGCGTCCTTCGGATATGCCTTCAAGTAGGTTTTCATCGAGATTAGACCTTTACCGAGAAGCGTATCAAGAGCATTTATATCGCCAGCCGCACTCGACTTCGTTCCGGCGGTTGTCTCTACCACCACCTCGAAGTCAATGGATTGATAATCGGCGCTATTGAATACGTCCGTCAATTCAACCTCTTCCTCTTGGGGCTTGCCCGTACTATCGAGAATCGGTTGCCCTTGCGAGTCAACCTTGGGAGCGTTTTGCTCGTATGTAAACTCTTTCTCCGTGTAGTACAGTTTGAAGAATTGTGCAAGGATTTTCCCTTGCTTTTCCTTCACAAGCCAAAAGGCGTCTTTGAGTTCCTCTACCGGTTGTTGGGCTTGGGATTGAAGTTGAGCAATGGCGGCACCGGACATACTCGCCCCAAGAGTCTCGCCGGTCATAACCTCGGTAGAGCCGGTCATTACTCTCGTTAATTGAGTTAAGGTATCGATGAGTTGAAGCGGTTGCGATTGCATTGCTTGTTCGGTCATCTTGCGGATTCCGTTACCGGTAAGCGAATAATCAACGAGGACTTGACCCGGCTCGTTATTTATCACTTGACCTTTGAGAGCGTTGGGGTGAACGATATACTTGCCCCAAGCGACCTCTTGTGCGTTCAAGAGACTCATTGCAAGGTTGAAGTTTATTGCCTTTTGGTTGGGAATGATTCCCTCCACTTCCCCAAGCCCATAAATGGACTTCTCTCGGATTTCGTAGTTCCCTACGACTATCGGATAGAGCGAAGCCTTTACCCCTTCGTGAGTCAATTCTTCGCCTTCTCCATTGTCCGGGAGGCTATTGTTGGGAGCGTCCTCCTCGAATCCGAGTTCCTTTGCGGCGGCTTCGAGGTCGGGAGCGAGAGGGAACGGCTTATTTATGACTATCGTCCTCGTTGCCTTCTCGCAATAAACTTCTCCGTCTTTTCGGAAGTATCTTGTAAGCACCGTGCAGAGTTTATTTCCCTCTTGCTCGATTACCCCGTATTTGCTATCCGGCTCATCGGAGACAATCTCTTCCGGGTCAATCCCCTTGTCGCATTTTGCCCTCACGCTCTCCACGTCCTCACGAGAGGCAATGAGAATCCACTTTTGTTTTTGCTCATCGAGTTCAGTAGGATTCGAGAAGAAGATATTGAGTGGGTCGATAATCTCGCACCTCAAACCGCCTTCCTTGATTCCGTTCTTGCCTTTCGCCTCGGAATCCCAATAGTAGTGATAGAAGTACGAGCCTTTCTTTACTCCGTCATCAATCGCCTTCTTATCGAGGGCTTCTTGCCCGATTTCCTTTTGGATATAGGCGGCGAAGTTGTTGAACTTCTCCACGTCTGCCATTTCATCTTCGGCTTTGTAGATGATTTTGACGGGCGTAGCGAGGATTGCACTCTTCTTGTTCCGGCAAATCATTTTGATAATATTGACTACCGGGCGAGGAAGATTTTTGGTATTCTTCGTGGGCGCTGCCCATTGCTTTCCTTCGTAGAAGTTGACGAAGGTCGGAAGGTTTTTGGCGAGACCGCTACTTTGCTGATAGGTCAATCCGTTCTCATAATCTTCCCAAAGAGCCGTAACCTCCGAAACGCTTCCCCTCGCTTCGGTTGCTTGTGTGTTTGGATTAGCCATTCTCTTCCTCCTTTGCTCCGTTTAGCCACTCATCGAGAATTTGAGAGGGAGAGACCGGTGCGTCCTCTTGCGAAGTCCTTGCCGATATGGTTTTCAAGTCCTTTACGCAATCTTTGAGTTCGCTTATTTCCTTTTCAAAGGCGGCGCACTTCTCTTCAAGTGCTTTCATTCGTTTCTTAAATCCGAACATTAGAAGTCCTCCCAATTCATAAATCCATTCCCTTCATCGCTCTCGCTCGTGAAGTTCTCTTCGATGAAGTCATCTTCCTCCACTTCCGCTTCAATCCATAGGTTAGATTGTTGCGAGGAGATAAAGTGTGCAATAGCCTTCGCCATTACCAAGTCATCGTGAGTGCCCTCAATGGCTTCCATTTTGCCATTCTCTTTCTTGACGAAGGTAGTCATCTCTTTAAGCGTCTCAACGTCTACCTCAATCGTAGGGTCTTGTCTCATAAGGAGGACAAGTTCTCCGATGATAATAGGCTTGGTTTTTTTGGTGGTCTCAAATCCCGGAACGGTCTCAACCTTGTCGGAGATTTTATCCACCCTCTCACGCATATAGAGATTCGTGTAGCCGAATTTTTGAATCACCCTTGTCGGGTATCGGCTATAATTCGTCTCTATACCGATGAGTGCGTTGTTGTAGTACATAGCGAGGCAAATCATTTGTTCAGCGTACAAGTCCTCGTCTATGAGTTGCTTCCGAAGAGTTGCAACGGTCTTTCCGTTGGTGTTGTCGATTGCCTTGCCCGTGTAGTAGTCCTCTCCACTCCCAGCGGTATCGCCTCCGAGGACATAAGGGCATTTGGAGACAATCACTCCTTCGCCATTCTTTTTGACCCTCGGCTCTTCGTGAATCGTGATATATCCGTCTCGGCTCTCTACGAACTCTACATTCTTCAAGTGCCATTCGGTATCGACTATATCACCCTTGGAATCTTGTATCGGAGTTGCTACCTTGTCATACTTGAAATAGCCTTTCTTAACGGCTTGCAAGGTGCTTACTCTCGCTAATTGGTTGTTGAGTGCCTCCTTGTCAAAGACACAATCACCGGACGAAACAAAGGCTTCCGTGGGCGTTATAGGATATTCTTGCTTGATAGTGTTCTTATCGAGATAGGAGTCATACTTCTTGCAATACCAAGTGATTTGTTCCTTATCAAGCCCCTTCGCCTTTAATACCTCTATCCTCTCCAAAAGCCAAGGGTCTTTCGTTTCGAGGTATTGATATTCGGTGCTTCGATATTCCGAAGTCCTCCACCACTCATAGAAGAGGTTGTTGCACGATTCGGAATCCCAAAGGTCTTTCGCTTCGTTGAAGCCGTTTGCCGTTGTCTCGTACACCCGGAAGGCGTCCTCGGTCATTGCCTCGCCTATTGACTTTTGGAGGTTGGCAAGACTACACTCATAAAAGGCTACCTCGGAGAAGTGGACGAAGTTCAAGGTGCGTGAGCGTCCTACTTGGTCGGAAGCGGTTGCGATACGCCACGATGAATTGAGTTTATCGAAGAAGAGTTCGTTGACCGAGTTGAACTTCTCCGTGGGCTTTAACTCTTCCGGGAGGCGGTTATATACCACCCTCGCCTTGTCGTTGAATATCGCCCTCGTATTGTCTCCGCTATCGGCAAGTGTGAAGCCAGAGAAGTTCTTTTGCACTATCGCAAAGGCGAGTTGCATTGCCGTGATGAGGCTTGTGAAGCCTTGTTGCCTTCCCTTCAAGATGAAGTAGGGCTTCTTCGTTCCCCATTCCTCAAACTTGGAGATGAAGTCTCTTTGTACTTCGTTAAGGAAGAAAGGAACGGTCTTTTTCTTCTTATCGACTATGTAGAAGGCAACCTCGATGAGAAGATAGGGTTTCGCTTGTACCTCTTTCACAAGGCTATTGTCCGATAGAATCCGAATAGCCGAGGCTCTCACGAGTTCCCGGTCATAGTCTATATCGTGCCTCTCTTCCCATATCCGCTTCCGCTTTGCGATTATATCCGATACCGTCAACATTAGAAATCCTCAAACTTCTTCACGGTGATAGACCCTTCCACAATCGCCGTAGCCTCTTTGTTGGCGAGGGCTTGTTTGTCGTAGAGCGTTCCGAGGACGGTTGCGAGACTCTTGACGTCCTCCACCTTAATCTTGGCGAGTTTCATATAAAGGGCTTGCCTTTGTTGGCTCGTAAGGGTCTTGTAGTCTAATTGACAAATTTCCTCCACGAGTTCATCAAGGGCTTCCTCGTTATCCTTCGCCCTCGTGAGTCTCTTTTCGAGGACGCTTTTGGAGAGGTCGATGAGTCTCCAAGCGTCATTGATGAAGTCCTCTTTCTTTTTTTGGCGAAGTTTGGCGATATTATCTTCGCCACTCTCCTCCGCTTCCTTATCGAAGGCTTCCTTCCAACTCTTAACAGTAGAGCGAGGGAGTCCTAACTCTCTCGCCACAAAGGAGACACTATTATTGACCGTGAGGAGAGCGATAGCCTTCTCTCTTATGTCATCGTTGTATTTTTGACCTTTCGCCATTCGCTCACCTCCTTGAAAAGTCTTATAAGGGAGAATTACAACCTTTTTACGCTACTTATCAACTCTCCGAAGTTTTTCACAACCGCCTCTTCGTCTCCCTTTCTCTCTCTTCTATGGGAGCGAAGGCTTATAGCGGATTCTTATGGGTTTTGGTGGAGTGGGAATGAGTCGAACATTCATCAAGGTCGTTTCGGTAGAATATACACCTTCGAGTCTACAAGCCCTACCATTAGGCTACCACCCCATATAGAGAGGCTTTTCCGCCCCTCTCGATTTTATTGCTTATTTGTGCCGAGGACATTTCTCGCCTTTCTGTCCTCTTTGCGTTTGTTAAGCCACATAAGGGCTTCCTCGATATGCGTGAGGGCGCAAGCGTTCTCTCTCGTTGCGAACTCCCCCTTCTGGAAGCATTGAAGGCGGTGTCTTACGATTTCAAGCAAATCGCCCTCCAAAACGCCGGGAGTGCTTCCCTCTTCTTTTCTCGCTCCGCATTGGAACTGAATCTTCGCAAGGCTTTCGCCGGTATCGGCTCTCTTGACCTCGTAGGTGTGCCTTCCGTTGCCCGGTCCGGGAGTATCTTCATACTCCACCACATTGAGATTGTCCTCTCTTTGGATTCTCAAATCCAACTCTTTGATTTCGCTCATAGCAAATCTCCTTATAAAATCATTAAGAGGATTATCACGGAGATAGAGATTATCAAGTTTATACGGGGGAATCTCGTCATCTCTACCTCCATAATCCTTGGCAGAGGAGGAATGAATCGAACATTCGCATAAGAGAGTCAAAGTCTCTTGCCTTACCGCTTGGCTACTCCTCTATGGTTGCGGAGGACGGATTCGCACCGCCGACCTCTTGTGTATGAGACAAGCGAGATACTTCTTCTCTACTCCGCTATATTGAGGAGGCAAGTTCGCTCTCCGTTGATAGAGCGTTCTCGGCAAAGGGAGCAAGCCTTAATTACCCCTTTCTCCTCCTCACGATACATTATCCCATAAAAAAACCTACTCCGGGCAATAGAGTTTCGGAGTAGGTTGCTATTGAATTTATAATAAAGAAGCGATTTTTTTGATTATGATTGTTATGCGATTTTGGACTCCTTGCGTAGAGAATCCTATATCCCAACCGATTTTATAATAAGCCTTTCCATTGATATATCCGTCAATGATTATTTTCTTATCGAGAGGGTCTAACTTATCGATAGCCGCCATATACTTCTCTTCGAGTGCGGTTGCCCTCGCTATGTAGCCTTGAATGTCAATCCGTTTGAGAAGTTCCTCGATTCGCTTCTTCTCTTCGTCAACCTCTTTGGAAGGAGGAAGTCCAGAGAGATATTCCAATCTCTTCTCGTGCTTATCCTTCATCGTCATAAAGGCTTCTATGGAGTGCGTTACCTTGCGGAGTTGACGAAGGTCTCTTTTGATAATCTCTATATCAACCACCGCCCTCCTCCTTCGGCTTCGGGAGGAACTTAATCCCCATACTCTTCGCCACACATTTTCCCTTGACCTCTATCTCGTACCATACGAGAATAGCCTTTGTCTCCGGGTCTACCGCTCCACGATAGAAGAGATTCTTTCCGTCTTTGGCGAGTGCCTTCTTGATTTCCTTTCTCTTCTCTTCGGAATCCGCCGCCCCTTCGGTATCATAGCCTTGCTCTTTGAGAAAGTTATATCCCAACTCATCGATAGCAGCGAAGGCTTCCGCCGGGAGAATATCAAATATATCAACTTGTTTTTTACTCATTTGGTATCTCCTCCCCGTTTTCATCGTAATAGTGAAGGTCGAACTTTTTGAGAAGAGGACTTCCGAGGTCGATTGTTTGCTCTTCGTACTCGTCTCCGATATTCTTCCTCACGATATTGCTTTCTGCTTCGAGAAAACCTATATCCAAATCGTAGGCGGCAAGCGCCTTCGCCCTACCTCTTGTTTTGGCTATAACAAAGAAGCAAGTGTTTTCATAGGGATTTGTGATTTTGTAAATATTCACTCTAAATACCTCCTATTCCAAAGTTCAACCGCCTTGTTTTTTGCCTCCTCGCTTGCCGAATAAATATTCTTGCCCGCTTTGCTGCTTGCCGTGCTTCCTCTTGCGTGGCATTTGTTACAACGCACCGTTGCGCTATGAGTTCCGCTATCGCTCCATTTCCCGTTGTGTTTACTCTCCACCTTCAAAGAAGTGCTACCACAAAACGGACACGGTTTTAATTCGCTTTCGCTCACTTTGAATCCCTCCTTCGCCAATACTCATCTTCGAGCCGCCGCTCTAACTCGGCAATTTTCTTCCTTTGCTCGGTGATGATAGCCGATTGAGCGATTATCGCACTCTTGGCTTCCTCTCGCTCGTTTTGGATATTTGCCACCATTCCTACGCAACGGTGATATTCCGCTTCATAGTCGATTGAGAGCGTCTTGCAAGTCGGCTCATCGTCCTTTCCGAAGATTTCCTCATAGGTCTTGAAGGAGAACATACACCAGCCCTCTTTTAACCCCTCAAAGCCTTCGAGGACGTGTGTGATTTCAATGTTCACCTTTCTTCCGGTGTATCTCCCTCTTGTCGGATTCCATTCTCGAAGGTCGTATATATCGCCCTTCTTGTAGTTCCTATCGTTAAGCCGAAGTTCGGCTCTCCTCCTCCCTGCTATCACTTCCTCAAAGTATTCGGGAAGGATTTTGATTGAGGGGATTTTCTTACAAAGTTTCTCGCCCATAAGTTAATCCTCCTTTCTATACGGAAGCATATTGAGTCGCTTTGCGACATACTTCAACTTATCCATTAGGTTTCTCCTTTTCAAAAATTTTAGATTCTATGAGCCTTTCGACAACTCTTTTCATCATTATCGGCGGTACGCTCATTCCGCATATATATCCCACGCTTGAATAGGAATCGCTTCCGAAGTCGAAGTCTTGTGGGAATGTTTGAGAGTTTCGGATTGTCTCTTTGCTTATGTAGCACTTCTTCTCAATATCGATGACGTCTGGCTTCCCTCGCAATGTAGGAATCACCTCATCGTCTCGTATGTAGTAAGTTTGAAAAGCACTTCCTTTCTCTCCGGGCCTCACCCTTGTATCGGCAAGGCATTTGTCTCCGGGCTTTGCGTTCGAGATGAGGTAGTATGAGTGAGTTCCTTCTCCCAACTTTCTCCCATATCCGTCCTTGCAAGCCCCATAAGTTACCTTCTCGTAGTAAAACGACAAGTCAATATTCCGAAGGTCAAAGTCAAGCCTTGTGGCAATAAACACTACTCTATGCCTCGTTTGGGGGATTCCCATTTGCTCTCCTTTGAGAAGTTCGTGCCGAACTTTGTAGCCTATCTTATGGAATCTCGCATATATCTCTTTGACATACTCAAAAGCGTTTCCGAGCAAAAGCCCTTCGACATTCTCCATAATGGCAACCTTCGGCTTCAACTTTGCTACCGTATCGATAAACACAAATAGCAAGTCATCGAGAGTTTGAAGTTTTTGCCCTTCCTTAAATCGCTTCTCTACACCCCAAGCCTCTTCCCTTTGCCCAGCCATTGAGAAGGTTGAGCAAGGTGGAGACCCGTCAAGTATATCCAAGCGGAACAATTCTTCGGGGAGGTCATCGAGTTTGTTGAAGTCTCGAATATCCATAAGGTAGTTATACTTCGGTTTGTGATTCGCCACATAGACCTTATTCATTCGAGGGTCTATCTCATTGCAGCCAAGCACCTCGCACCCGGCGAGTTTATATCCCATTGTGCTACCCCCCCCGCAAGCAAAACACGAGAATACTTTTAACCCGTTTTTCGTTGCGGGGTAGTCCTCCTTCATAGACCACTTCCAATCGGTTGACTTCTTCGGAGCGAAGGCTTCCCTCATAGGGTCATCTTCGGGGAGTAAATCGAATAAACTAACTTGATTCATCTTGTCCTCCCTATATCCCGAGCCTCTTTGCGATTTCGCTCTTTTCGTCTCGCACCGTGCTTCGGAAGTCATCGCCTTCGAGTTTTATGACCCTTGTAGCCATTTCGTTGATTCGTTCCACGATTGCCTTATCAAGCCC